AATTTTTTTGGGGGTGGTGTGTCTTTTTTAAAAAAACAAAAAAAAAACATATTTTTTGGTTTTTGGCATGGAATTTAATTTTTTTTTTTTTTTTTTTTTTTTTTTTTTTTTTTTAAATTTTTTTTTTTTTTTTTTTTTTTTTTTTTTTTTTTTTTTTGTTAATAAAACGATGTGTAACACGCCAAGTGAAAAACATCCGTCGTTTAAGCGGCCCCAAAGAGCTAAATAAACCTCCCCCTTCTACTCCAAGTGGAGCAGTCAAGCAAAAGTAAATTGTTAAAAGCTCCATACAGGAATTGAAAAAGGGGAATGAGCAAAAAGTGCCGTCCAGCGGGAAAAACTCTTTACCCCTCGCCGCACCACATTATTTGGCGGTGGTGAGGACTTGATAAATAAAACAAAAAGAAACATATTTTTTGGTGCTGAGGAAGGCATTTAATTATTTTATATTTTTTTTTTTTTTTTTTACATTTTTTTTTTTTTTTTTTTTTTTTTTTTCAAGTGCCATTGGCATAATTGAAACCGTAAACGGGAACCCCGATAAAGAAACTAAACTGAAAATCGTCCCCGACTGCTCTGAACATACTAGCGTCAGTGCCAATCTGGTTTATAGCGACCATAGTGGTCGGCGCAAACGCCAGATTAGGAGGGACAGTGAGCTCTACATTAATATTGTTGAGCATGTATCTATAGTTATTATAAAAGGGAACCTGGAAGCCCAGGCCCCCGTTGGAAAGAGGTTGGCATGAGACTCTGCCGGAGCCTGTACCACCCGACCCAGTAACATTCTGGATGGCGGGATGGGTAGTACTAGTCGTGTAACCTACACCATCATCAGTAATTAAAACTCTGTTGGTGGGCTGTATATTACCAGTGGCGGCAGACTTATAAGCCAATCGGTATCTAATAGAACCCCTGCTAAATGCATACATGGACGCTAAAATACTCAACATGTCACCACCACCAAAAGGAGGCGTGACCCACACAGTACCATTAAACCGATTCCCAAAGAAACGATGAGTCTGGAAAGCATAAGCAGGATTGTTGAAAATAACCCCGTTCGAACCAAGCCTGTAGAAACTCTTGGCCAATTGGAGAACTGAACAAACATATTCCCCAATGGCCTGCTGAGCATGATGAACTGGCTCCACATCGTAACCTTTCTCGCCCAGCTCTTTGACTATATCTTCACTGTTCACCACGTCACCCCCTTGAGGGACAACGGGAGCAATGTCAATAATATCAGGGACCTGGTATTGCAAGTCAGGAGACCCGCGCACCTGTATCATGACATCCACAGTGGACGAAACAGTAGCAGGAGCTAACAAAGGGTTGACAACATAAATTAACAAAGTCCCAATTTGCTCGTCTACATTAATATAGGACTGAGGTAGAATGTAGGGCACACGAAGAATAACTTCATCGCATGCTTGTATATCAACAATAGTCCTGTAAAGATAAGACGTAGTAGCATATGGGGGGGCACTAATTGAAGTTTTGCCAGGCACATACACAAAGGCTAAAGTGCCAGTGTGATACCCGGTCTTAACAACATTAATTTTAAAGTCAAAGCCTCCTCTATATTTGCGGAAAAACCTGCGCATAAAAGCACATGCGGGAATTGTCCGTACTGGTCTAGCTCCCAAGGTAAAACTGAGCTCCATAGCACTGGGGCTAATAGTGTGAATGGCCAAAACGTCACCAATGAGTCTGGAGGAAGACCACTGAAAATCACTGTGGTAGCTCCAGACTGAGTTTATATATTTAAAGCTCATCTCGTCCATAGCCGCGGGAGTGGCATCAGTAATCAGGCAGATTTTATTGTCTGCAGATAATGACATTGGGGTACACAAATCTCCTCCGTCGCAATTTTGCTGATTAAGACCACTACCCATCATCATACGCATGGGGTCAGCTGTTACGCTAGGCTTGCTCCAACCAAGAGCTTCAGCTGCGCCACGTGCAGCACTAAGAGCCCAATAGGCAGGAGTAGCTAAACTAGATAGCATAGGGAAAGCAGTAGCATCACTAGCCAACTGAACACCAGAACTAATAAGCCTGGTGAGAGGACCAGTACCATTGTTGGACTCAGCATCTGTGACGTTAACTTTGCGAGTACGCCGTTTAGCAACAGTACTCATCTGGGGTATTGTTTGTCCTGAGAGCTCAAGGTTCTCAATAGACATCCAAATGGAAAGAGTTACTGAGGTAGGCCCAGTGCCTGTGCGCAAAATTTCAAAAACATCAATGTACAAAGAACCCCAAGACGGTGGTGAAGCGAGATCTCGCTCTATCATCGTAGGAGGGGCCACATATGGAATTGTTAACTCAATAGCATTGTCCTTGATATCAAAATAGGTGCCTGGTAGCTGACTAGTCGTCATCCTATTGTACCTATGAGACTTGGACTCATTTGCTAAATAATCGGCACAGGGGAAATAACTCACCCTGAGTAAACCAGCCTGGAAAGGCGTTGCGTTGCACACTATTCTGATCTTGACGTCACCTCTAAAAGACAAAAACCCCTGAATCTTATTGACCCAAAGGGTTTGAGCATTAAAAAGTGTTTCTAAATCACCAGTATACAAATTATCGCCCCAGACATTAGCTGTGGTGAATGTGGCAGAAGCCACTGGTATGGGTTTAGCTAAGAAGTCCGCAATTTCGGTAACAGAGTTACATTGCACGTCATAACAGTTTTGGGGGTCCAACGGAGTGGGATCCCTATTGTAACTGGTGCCTGTAGTGGACAACTCAAAAGAAGTAGTACCGGAAACAGGGCCAGAAGTAGTTGGCGCATTAATGGAAGCGCTATCCATGTGAGCATTTTGCTCAGTAACATTCATGGTTTCAGCAAGTGTGTTTAAAACTTAGGGACCACTTAATCCCTAAGAGTTGGTTTTGTTTGCCTAACTTTTTAGCAGGACTGCTGCTCAGGTAAGTTGATAAGTAAGGCTAAATAGCCCACCTGGGAGTGTCCCCCAGCACATTCAAGGCATCTTTTGGTGCTGACGTTAAATTCACTCCAATTGTAGTCGATTACGACCATCATTCCCAACAGATTCCGGATGACAAAATGTCTCTCTGACACTCGTCATACGTATTCGGGTACGGAATAAAACCCAAATTTTCTCTACAAGCGCGTAAGATCTTCGGACAGTGTTCATCAAAAGTTGACCTAGGATGCAAAGAAAGCTCCTTAATCATCTTACAAACATTGTCTTTATTCGAAACGTAAAAAGCCTCTTCATCTTTCTTTTTTGTCCACTGAATGGACTCAAGAATGGTGTCCAAGGCTAACGGCGCGACGAACTTATTAGGATTCGCTACACAATTACGAGCAAAAGAACGTTTCAAAAAGGAGACTTCATATATGCTCCTGTTCTCAACTATCTTGTCACTCTTGTACTCATCAGTATACTCAAAGCCTATTTCACCAAGGGAAGTGGTTAATGCCTGCTGCGTGACCAAAGACAACTTCTTAGATCCAATACTAATTAGATTGTCGTCACCATAAGCAATCATGTTCCAACATCCCCGCACACTCTTCAAAAACGAGCGGGCTTCATTCTCCTTCGAGTAAATCTTACAAATCGCGGCGCGCACCATCACGTTGTTGCACCACGAGTTAAGAATTGTGGTCAAAGGGTTACCAGATGCGTTCGACCCAACCCATTCATACACAACTCCGTCAGGCAAAATATGTCTGGAGTTTGCGAACTCCTGGATTAGGGTCTCCCTAATTCTGTTATCGCGCGCATCGCTCCCGTAGTAGTCATTAACTATTTTACAAAAAGATGAAATGAGCGAATACGGAAGTGAACCATCAAAATTCCCAAAATCTCCTGCAATGACACGGGGCCTACACCCTGTCTCAGAGCGAGATAAATAGGACACGAGTCTACCAACCTCCTCCGAGTACATATCTATACCAACGGCTGAACCGTTGAAAATGCGATTTGCCATATAATACTGGGCAAAAGCTCCAAAGTACATTCGGACAGCAATAGTCAGGTCAACAGGACAACCGGATATCTTACGGGTCTTCCCTGCATTAACCTTATCTATAGGGCGCCTCTCGTCCTTAGGAAAATCCAAAAAGACGTGAGGTAATCTAGTACCTTTAGCCGCGTACTCAATAATCTTATTAACACGCGACTGCAACTCAAGATCACAATCATTGCCAAACTCGTAGTCCCCTTCGGCACCCCAAAAACACTGTTTACCACGTGTACCCTTGGGTATCATAATACACCATGGGTAACCCGCGGAAGTTTTGCGGGGAATACCGTCCAAACCAGGAACTCCTGGTATCCCAGCAACTGCCTCCTGGTACGTTAGGACACGTCGGTCACATATCGGTTCAACTATTGAGCCTTCCATATTAAGAACGACGTCACTATAATCATCTATGCACTGATTCATTAACCCCACGGGGAATAAACTGTCGCGGCTATACTTGCCCGTGGACAGTGCAATAGGGTCAATGGTAACGCCCTCAAAGTCAAATGTGCGTAGCTTCGCGGG